ATCAGGTCACGACCCCAAATCTGTTCTACCCGTCGAACGTCGCGGTTGACGGGATCGTGTTCGACCGGCACGGCAACCCGATCGAGTATCACATCCTCCGCACGCACCCGGGCGACACCATCTGGGCGGCGGCCCCCTGGGAATACGACCGGGTGTCGGCCGACCTCGTGCTCCACTGGTTCCGTTGCGACCGGCCGGGGCAGGCGAGGGGTATCCCGGACATCACGCCAGCCGTGCCCCTGTTTGCTTACCTCAGGCGCTACACGCTGGCCGTGATGGCCGCTGCCGACACGGCAGCCGACTTCTCCGCCGTCCTCTACTCCGAACTCCCAGCCGACGCGGATGCCGTCGAGGGCGAGCCCTTCGAGACGCTGGAAATCGAACGCCGGATGATGACGACACTCCCCGCCGGCTGGCGCATGGAGCAATTCAAGGCCGAGCAGCCAACCACCAATTACAAGATGTTCAAGGATGAGATCCTGAACGAAATCGCCCGATGTCTGAACATGCCGTTCAACGTCGCGGCGGGCAACTCATCGGGATATAACTACTCGTCTGGCCGGCTGGATCACCAGACCTACTATCGTTCGATCGCGGTGGATCAATACCACCTGGAAACGGCCGTCCTCGACCCCGTTTTTTCCGCATGGCTGCAGGAAGCCTATCTGGCCGGCGTGGTGTCCGAGCCCTTCGATCGCCTGGGCGGCTGGCCGCACCAGTGGTTCTGGGACGGCCCCGAGCACGTCGACCCGACGAAGGAAGCATCCGCGCAGGAAACGCGGCTGCGCAACCACACGACCACGCTGGCCGACGAATGGGCGCGGCGTGGTTACGACTGGCGGTCGAAGCTCCGTCAGCGGGCGGAAGAACTCCAACTGATGGATGAACTGGGGCTGACCGTCGCGCAGGCTCAACCGACCCAACCCATGCCTACCAACGACCCGACCGGCGACGGAGGCGCGAGCCCGTATGACCCCAACAACTGAGATCCTCGCGGCGGCCCCGCCCGCCAACCTCCTGCGCTCGTTCGCCGCCGTCGAGATCCACGCGGCTGCAGGCGAGTCGAAGCGGCCGACCTTCGAAATCGTCGGCTACACCGGCGCGGCCATGAACGTGGCCGGCTTCTATAGCCCGGTGGTCGTCGACCTGGCCGGGCTCCGCGCCACGGGGCAGGAAATTCCCGTCCTGTACAACCACGACCCCACGCGAATCGTGGGCCAGACGACGGCGGTTGCGATCGGTAAGGACGTGAAACTGTCCGGTACCGTGACCGGCGAGAACGCGGACGCCACCGAGGTCGTCACGCAGGCCCGCAACGGTTTCAGGTGGCAAGCGTCGATCGGGGCGAGCGTCGATCGCCGTGAGTTCCTGGACGCTGGAAAGACGGCCGTCGTGAACGGTCGCGAGTTCGCCGGTCCGCTGGTGATCGCTCGCGAATCGACCCTGAAGGAAATCTCGTTCGTCGCCCTCGGCGCGGACCCGCAGACGTCGGCCAGCGTGGCCGCGTCGTCCCCTGGCTCTCCGATTTCGGAGTCCGACATGAATTTCGACGCATGGCTCCAGGCCAAGGGGTTCGACCCGGCGGCCCTGTCCGACACCCAGCGCAACACGCTGCGTGCGATGTACGATCACGAGCATCCGCCCGCCGCGCCGGCCCCCGCGCCGGCCCCCGCCGCCCAGCCGGTGCAGGTCCAGGCCGCCAGCCTCGATCAGATTCTCGCCGAAGCCCGCCGCGAGGAGCAGCGGCAGGCCGAGATCACCCGCATCACCGCCGAGGCCATCACCGCCCGGCCGATGATGCTCGACGAACTGGAGCGGATGAGCCGTGCGGCCGTCGAGGCCAGGACTAGCCCGCTCGAATACGAGCTGACCATCCTTCGCCAGACCCGCGCGCCCGCCGGCCCGATGGGGCTGTTCAAACGAGACCGCAAGGCGACCGGCAAGGTGATCGAGGCTGCCATCTGCCTGGCCGGTGGGTTGGAGAAGCCCGAGAAGCATTTCGACGAACAGACCCTGAACGCGGCCGACGAACGATTCCCCCACGGGCTCGGCCTGCGCGACCTCCTGATGATGGCCGCTCGGGAGAACGGCTACACCGGCCCGACGTCCTCCGACGTGCGGGGTCTGCTCAAGGCGGCGTTCGTGCCCGCCGGCCCGATGATCTACGCCGATGGGTTCAGCACCAACAGTCTTCCCGGCATCCTAGGGAACACCGCCAACAAGTTCCTGGCGATGGGCTTCAACGCGATCGAGTCGACCTGGCGATCCATCAGCGCCGTTCGCAACGTGCGCGACTTCAAGACCGTGACCTCGTACAGCCTGACCGGCGGCGCGATGTACGAGAAGGTCGGCCCGGCCGGCGAGCTGAAGCATGCCACGGTTGGCGAGCAGTCGTACACGAACAAGGCCGATACCTACGGCCGCATGTTCGCGATCACGCGACAGGACATCATCAACGATGACCTCGGGGCACTGACCCAGGTCCCCATGAAGCTCGGTCGCGGCGCCGCCCTGAAGCTCAATGACGTGTTCTGGACGGCTTACATGTCGGTCCTGGGAACCACGTTCACCAGCGGACGCGGCAACTACCTTTCGGGCGTGACCGTGGGCACGAACGACTCGCGTCTCAATGACGAGGGCCTCACCCGCGCCACTGCCCAGTTCAGGAACCAGACCGATCCCGACGGATACCCGCTGGGCATCGCGCCGAAGATCCTGCTCGTGCCGAACGCCCTCGAAGTGCCGGCGAAGCAGCTCATGACGTCGACCGAGATTCGCACGTCGATTGCGAACACGACGATGGGCACGACGAACGTCTGGGCGGGGCTCTACACGCCCGTGACGTCCTCGTACCTCAGCAATTCGAGTTACACCGGCTACTCCACCACCGCATGGTATCTGCTGGCCGACCCGCAGGAACTGGCCATCAGCGAGGTCGCATTCCTGAACGGGCGGCAAGAGCCGGTGGTCGAGTCGGCCGATGCCGAGTTCAACACGCTCGGCATCCAGTTTCGTGGCTATCACGACTTCGGCGTCGGCATCCAGGAATACCGGGCTGGCGTCATGAGCAAGGGTGCTGCCTGATCCAATCACCGCCGGGCGTGGCCAGCCCGCGCCCGGCGACAACTCCCCATATCACGGCTCACCGATGCAAATTCAACTTCTGCTCAATCTCGGGGCCGCCGATGCTGCCCGCGCCGGGCTCGATCCGGCCACGGCATCGGCGGGATCCGTCGTCACGGTCGACGAGGCGACCGCCCTGGAATTCATCACGCGATGCTGGGCAGTCCGCATCCCCGCCAAGCCATCGAAGCCCGTCAAGGTCCAGGCCGTCCCGACGATTGAACTGAAGGCGGAAGGGAATGGAGAGGACAAGACCCCAGCATGAGCGACCATACGGTCTTTCTTGGAATGCCTGGCTTCGGAGATGTCTCCGCCGCCGCAGCCATGGCGTTCTGGCGTTCCAGCAAACTCCCCCGTGATCAGGTGATCGAAGCGTACAAGGAAGGCTCGCTTCTAGCTGCCAACTTCAATCGGCTGTGGGTCGACGCGCTCAACCTCCAGCGGATCGGCCGGCGGGTTGACTATTTCGCGATGCAGCACGCGGATATCGAGCCGACGGTCGGTTGGCTGGACGTCCTGATCGAAGAACTGGAAGCGAACAGCCTCGACGTGCTGGGCGTAGTGTCCCCCATCAAGGATCTTCGCGGCCTTTCGTCCATTGCCCTTGCCCGCCCCGACGAAGACCCGTGGCGGCCCGCGTGCCGCCTCACGATGGGACAGGTGCTCGACCTCCCGCCCACGTTCACGCGGGAGCATGTCGGCCACAACCTGCTGATCAACACCGGGCTATGGGTCTGCAGGTTTGATCCCGGGTGGAATCGCAAGGTCTGCTTCACGGTCAACGACCGGCTCATCTTGACCTTGTCCGGAGAATATTTCGCCGAGGTCGAGCCCGAGGATTGGAACTTCTCGCGGCAGTGTCACCGGCTCGGCCTGAAGCTCGGCGTGACTCGCAAGGTGGCGTTGAACCACCGCGGGCCGATGCCGTTCCCGAATCATCTTCCATGGGGCGAGCCCTATGATTCGGCCTACGTCGAACAGGATGTCTTGCCGCCCGTCGTGGCCGATCGCGGGTTCCGCTTCCCGCGCGACATCGACGGCTGGCTCACCTACGACGAGGGCGAGGCGCTGAACCGCCTGGCCGCCGGCCGTGAGGTCCTGGAGATCGGTTCCTATTGCGGACGCTCTACCGTCTGCATGGCGCAATCGGCTGAGCACGTCACCGCGGTGGATTGGTGGGACGGCCGAGGCACACCCGATCCCCGCAGCACGCTCGAAGCGTTCCGATCCAACGCACGCCGCTACGGCGTGTCGCACAAGGTTCTGCCGCTGCGTGCCGATGCCCCACTCGATGCACTGGCCCCCTGCCAGTTCGCTTTCATCGACGGCGCCCACGACTACGAGTCGGTCAAGGCTGACATTGTCCGCGCCGCGTCCGTGCTGTCGCACGACGGCTTGATCGCGTTCCACGACTATCGACCGCGCCCGGGTTCGTACGACGGCCGCTGGGACCCCGGCGTCACGCAGGCCGTCGACGAACTGCTGTCAGCCGGCGGGAACCTCGTTTCGCTCACGGGCACCGTGGCCGTGATCCAACCGCCTGTTTCCTTCCTCGCGACTTCGGAGACCTGAGCATGGCCGACACGACCTTTCGTCAAGGCGACCCGATCATGGTCGACTACACCCCGTCCAGCGGCGACGTCGCGGCGGGCCAGGTGATCCTCGTGGGCAACACCACGGGTTGGACGTGCGGAATCGCCCACGTCACGATCACGAACAACACGCAGGGCGCCCTGGCGGCCGGTGGCGGCATCTACGACACCGTCAACCTCGACAACGCCGCCAACGGCACAAAGGTCTACTGGGACAACACGAACAAAAAGGTGACGACGACCTCAACCAACAACGCCCTTTTCGGGTTCGTCGTCGCCTCGGGCGCGGGTGGTGCGAACACGACCTGCCGTACCGTGCATCGTCCCTACGTGTGAGGCCCGTTCATGGCGGGCATCCGCGACACCTACGCCGCCGGGCTGGCCTGGCTCTTCGGCCAGCTCCGGACGGCATTCGATCAATCC